TTACGATGGCTGATGGTTCTACTAAAGAAATTCAAAAAGTTGACCTTGGAGATAATGTTGCAGAAGGTGGTAAAGTATTTGCAGCAGGTCGTTTCCTTGTTGAGAATTTACATGACTACAAAGGTATTAAAGTTTCAGGCAGCCACATGGTTAATGAAGATGATAAATGGGTTAGAGTTGAAAATAGTAAACACGGTAAACCATTAGGTGATGATGAACACACAGTTTATGTATTTGGTTCTGAAAACAGAAGAATTTTAATTAACAACATTTTATTTACGGATTACTTTGAAACTACAGAACAAGAAAAATTAATTAATGATGAAAAAGATTTTTTTGATAATTGGAAAACTTACGAAAATAAAATTGATTTAGATAATATTAATACATTAAATGCTAGCTAGAAAATGGAATGTTAAAAAAGATTACCCATTAATTTTACAATGGTGTCAACAAAGAGATTGGGATTCACCTATACCTCAAGAAACACTTCCTGCTACAGGAGTTATGATTACTGATAAAGAAGCTATTTGTGCTGCAGGATTATTTGTAGACAAAACATCTAAACTTGGTTTTATGTGGGGTATATTTTCTAATCCTAAAGTAAGTAAAATAAAACTTTTTAAAGCTATGAAAATGTGCGTTGAAGAAATACAAAAACAAGCAAGAAAAAATAAAATATTTTTAGTTTATACTATTACAGGAGAAAGTGCTTTACATAAACTTTATGGTAAACACATGGGTATGCACCTATGCGAAAATAATATAAACTCTTACATTATGAATTTAAATAAAAAAAAATACAAAAACTTAGATTGGATTACGGATGGTAAATAATGGATATTAAATACAACAAAATTATTGGGGCATTTGTAAATACTGCAAATGATGAAAAAGTTACTCAAGCAGAACTACTAACATGGGCAGCAGAGAACCCAATGCCTTTAGATGAGCCTAAAAAACAAGACCCTAGATTACTTAATGAGGTTATTGAGAGTTTGACAGTTAAACAAACACCTGATAATACTTCGATCGAAGAAGGTGTTGAAACAATGACAGAGAAAGTATAGAATAGTCATATGGCTGAAATAGATAAATCATTACCCAATACAATGACGGAAATTGAAATTCCCGGTGAAGACGTAATTGTTGAAGAACAACAAAAAATTGTTGAAAGACAACAAGCAGGAGAACCTGAAATTGAAATGGCAGAAGACGGTTCAGCAACCGTTAACTTTGATCCTTCACAAGTTAATCCAGAAGGAGGAGAAGACCATTTTGAAAACTTAGCAGAATATTTAGACGACAATGTTTTAGATCCCTTAGCTTCAGAGTTAATGGAAAAATATGAAAATTATAAACAATCAAGACAAGAGTGGGCAGACAGTTATAGAGAAGGTTTAAATCTTTTAGGATTTAAATATGTTACAAGAACAGAACCTTTTAGAGGAGCAAGCTCAGTTACTCATCCTGTTCTTGCTGAAGCCGTTACACAATTTCAAGCACAAGCTTATAAAGAATTATTACCAGCCGACGGTCCGGTTAGAACTCAAATTATGGGAGATGCTTCTCTCGCTAAAGAAGAACAATCTAAACGTGTTAAAGATTTTATGAATTATCAAATTATGGATCAGATGAAAGAGTATGAACCTGAGTTTGATCAAATGCTTTTCTATTTACCCTTGTCCGGTTCTACTTTTAAGAAAGTTTATTATGACGATCTTTTAGGCAGAGCTGTAAGTAAATTTATTCCAGCTGAAGATTTAGTTGTTCCGTATTCTGCTACCTCATTAGAAGATGCGGAAGCCGTTATTCATGTTATTCACATGTCAAAAAATGATTTACGAAAACAACAAATCAATGGTTTTTATAAAGACATTGATTTGGGTGAACCACCATTACAAGAAGATCAATTAAAAGAAAAAGAAAGAGAACTAGAAGGAATTCAAATGAATGGTTCTGCAGACATGTATACTATTTTAGAAATGCATGTTGATGTAGATTTAGAAGGGCATGAAGATGCTAATCCTGAAAGTGGTGAGCCTACAGGAATTAAATTACCTTATATAATTACCCTTGATGAAGCCAATACAAAAATTTTATCAATTAGAAGAAATTACGGCGAACAAGATCCTTTAAAAAAGAAAAAAGATTATTTTGTACATTTTAAATTTTTACCTGGTTTAGGTTTTTATGGTTTAGGATTAATTCACATGATTGGTGGATTAAGTAGAACTGCAACTGTTGCATTAAGACAATTATTAGATGCTGGAACTTTAGCTAATCTACCCGCTGGTTTTAAAACCAGAGGAGTTAGAATGAGAGATGATGCCAAGCCTTTACAACCTGGAGAATTTAGAGATGTCGACGTTCCGGGAGGAAATATACAAGATCAGTTTATGCAGTTACCTTTTAAAGGACCTGATCAAACTTTACTTTCTTTAATGGGGGTTTGTGTTAGTTCAGCTCAACGATTCGCGAGCATTGCAGATGCACAAGTGGGCGATATGAATCAAGCCGCTGCCGTAGGTACGACTGTAGCATTATTGGAACGTGGATCTCGGGTTATGTCAGCAATTCACAAAAGATTATACGTGGGATTAAAAAATGAATTTAAATTATTAGCTGGAGTATTTAAAAGTTATCTACCTGCAGAATATCCATATGATGTTCCAGGAGCATCTAGAAATGTTAAAGTGCAAGATTTTGATGACAAGGTAGATATACTACCTGTTGCAGATCCCAACATTTTTTCTCAAACACAAAGAATTTCAATGGCGCAAACTCAATTACAGTTGGCTCAATCTAATCCTAAAATTCATAATTTATATCAAGCTTACAGATCTATGTATGATGCAATCGGAGTTAAGAATGTAAATGCAATTTTACCTCCACCACAACCACCACAACCTATGGATCCAAGTTTGGAACATATTTTATCAATTAGTGGAAAACCTTTTCAAGCCTATCCAGGTCAAGACCACAAAGCTCACATTGATGCTCATTTAAGTTTCATGTCTATTTCAATGGTACAAAATAATCCAATGGCGATGATGGCTTTACAAAAAAATATTTTAGAACATATTAGTTTAATGGCTCAAGAACAAATTCAATTAGAATATGTTGAAGAAATAAAAGAAATGCAAATGATTCAACAACAACTAGCACCAATGATGCAAAATCCACAAGCACAACAGATGATGCAACAAAATCCACAAGCAATGCAAATGCAACAAAGAGTTAAACAATTGACTTCTATGATGGAATCTAGAAAAGCTATTTTAATTGCTGAATTGACTATGGATTATGCTAAAGAAGAAGACAAAATTAGTTCTGAAGTAGGTGGAGATCCACTACTTAAACTAAAATCTAGAGAATTAGACTTAAAAGCTAGATCAGATCAAGATAGAGCAGCTAATAATGAACAAAGACTTGATTTAGACACTATGAGAGCTATGATGAATGACCAACAACACGATGAAAAGCTAGAACAAAACGAAGAATTAGCAGAATTACGTGCAGGAATTTCACTTACCAAACAAACAATGGCAGATCAAAGTAAAAGAAACGATTTTGGTAGAAATTTTAAAAAAAATTAAGTATAATAATTTAAAAGGAGATAATTTATGACTAAAGATTGGCAAAGAGGCTCAACTTTCATGAACGACGATGTTAAGATCGAAAAAGAACTTGGCTGTGGTCCAGATGGTTATCCAACAGGCGGTAAAACTATTGAAATGACTAGTGGTACTGAAACACAAACTGTGACTGTTAAAGGAACTAAAGCAATGAGAGCTGACAAGAAACCTGTTAAAGCTAAGTGGTATTAAATGTGGTTATCGGCAATTAAATTAGCCGTTTCTGCTGGTAGTAAAATTTACGCTAATAAACAGAGAACGAAAATGGCTATGTCGGATGCACAGCTTATGCATGCATCAAAAATGGCTGCTGGCGAGGAAGCTTACCAAGGAAAACTTTTAGAATCTAGACAATCCGACTGGAAAGACGAATTTATTTTAATTTTACTTTCGGTGCCCATCGTAATGTTGGGATGGAGTGTCTGGTCAGATAATCCTGTACACATGGAGAAAATGGAGTTATTCTTTATGCACTTTGGAAATTTACCAATTTGGTATCAAACAATTTTCGTAGGTGTAATTGCAAGCGTCTATGGACTTAAGGCAACAAATTTAATAAAACAAAAATAAGGAGCAAATATTATGAGAAACGATTATGGAACAAGACCCTATGAATCAAGATATGGAGTCGCGGAAAAAAAACAAGGCGCTAACGCTAGACTTGATGAATCTTTAGGAGCAAGAAAAGGAAAAGAATCTACTAAATCACAAAGTTTTAAATCTAGAAGAGATGAATCTAGAGGAGCTAGTAAATAG